CATAGTGGCAAACACATCATCACCGAATACTTGACCACGATAACTATCACCGATTGGTACAGCAGGTTTGATGTAAGTCGATTGCTGCTCATCATCAGTCAATGGCTCAGCAAACGTCACATTAGCTTTACCCGCACCCACATCTTGCAGCCACTTAAGTGCTTCTTTATAACGTGCCTCGACTTCATCGGTCGGCTCGTTCATATAAAGCAAATAGCGGGCAATGTCAGCGCACACCAGTTTTAAATGCTCAGTCTTATTCAATGGCGTTTTATAGCGTATAGATAAGTAACTGTTCATCTTCTCTGATGCGTCTGATAGCGCATTGGTGACTGCAAGCAAGCCGTCATTGTGCATAGACTCAAGCTCAGCTATAGCAAGCGCACCAAAGCGATTCACTAAATCGTCATGAGTCGCGTACATGGCTTAATCCTTCGGAAATAGCGCGATTAGCTCGGCTTTAGTATCAGACTTGTTGTACTTGATACCTTCTTCATCAAGTAACGCCTTTAACTCATCGTTTGATAATCCTTCAAGCTCGACCACTTCGCCGCCATCACCATTATCAGTATCATCTTCGGCTTCGGCTTTTTTGATAGCGCCTTTACTTAGCAAAAATTCAGCGCGCGCTTCTGGTAATCCTTCAATAGACTTACCATCTTTGACGGCTGCTTCTAGCTCGTCATTAGTAACGACTGGGATTTGATCACCAGTGTTGTATTGGCCAATAGCTTGCAATGCGATATACATTAATTTAGACATAATTTGCTCCAAAAAAAGCCCCGCGATTAAGCAGGGCAATTAAGTTAAGGGTTTGTTAAAGGGTGATAAAACCAGTACCACCAGCAGCACCGTTTTTATTGATAGTCACGGGTAATGGGCTTGAATCGGCAATAAACTTATCAACAGATGGGTCATCACTAAATACGTGATACGGCATCAATTCCATTGCTAATTTAGCAGGGTTTTTACGATGCTTAATCATGCAGTAGTAAAGCGGATTGTCTAGCTCAGAGATTAACCAAAAGCCATCTTCTGGAATCATCAGCTCGCTTGTACCATCTTCTTTTTCAAACTCAGCGTCATACGTCCAAAAGTTAATACCGTCTACCGTACCGCGTAGGGTTGCAGTAGTTTCGCCACCAAAACCGCCATCAAACACACGGGTCGCATTGGTATCTTTTGACGCTGTGAACTTTTCGTTAAACTCTTTATCATCTGACATAGCGTCAAAAACACGGCTAGACATTTGAGCATCGACTGGACGGCGCTTACCATGCTTAACCAAGTTTTTGACAATTTTACGAATGTCTTGATAAGGTGTTGCACCTGGTTGGTCCCACGCGATAAGCGGGCTGAATGTTAAATCAGCATGACGACCAAAGTTAACAGTCACACCTGCATTGTCATCACCTTGCACAACCACTTTGCCATACAGTAAAGCGTCACGGCACATCATAGTGACACGCGCTGCTAATGACTGGCGGATAGTCCAGTAAGACACGGCGGCTGCCATTTCCCACTCGTCTTGCATAGTCGGCGGTGTACCAATAGCATTAGTCGCAATGACGCGCATATTCTGCAATAGCTTTTGCATCTTAGCGTCAATCTTGCTTAACGGCTCAACGACACATGCGGGCTTAAAGTAAGGCGCTGGAATGTAATCAACATTCAATTGCACTTTGTCTTTAATGACGCGACCTTGCGCGGTTGGTAGTACGGCTGGCGCTAATGGAATGTAGGTTTTGATATCGCCTACTGGCACCTTATCTTCACCGTTTAGATAAATCGGGTTACCAAAATAGCGGTCACGAAAAAAAGTATCAACGGGTTTACTTAGATCATAAACCGCGCCAAGTTCTTCAAAAGATGCGGTATCAATTTGCACATCTTCAATGTTAAAAGTTGCCATAAGTTAAATCCCCTATTTGACTACGCTAAGCGTAATTGGTAATGAACGATTAGCGTGCGCACGGGCTGCTAACTTTTGTGTTGGCGTCAATGCAACGCCGTTTAGCTTGACTTGTGCTACATCAAACTTACCTGCAACATAGACCGGCATTTCAACGCCCATCGCTAGTTTTTCAGTCGCTTGTTCAGCGGTCACATCAGCTAAGCAAATAGCGTGAAAGTCTTTGCCATTTACGCTATGAGTAGCTGCATTGGTATCGGCAGCAATCACAAGTAAGTCGCCTTTTTTATAAGCGGTTGCCGTAGTAGGTACGACGCTATCAGTGATAGGCGCAATATCGACTGGTAACGGCTGCTCGGTTGTGTAATTAAAGTTAGGCATTATTTAGTTCCTTGTGCTTTGGCCGCTTCGACAGCCGCTAGAATTTTACTTTCGCCACTTTCACGACCACTGGTCGCTTGTTCTTTATCCAAGCCGTCCGGCAATACTGGCGTATCTTTTGGCACTGGCTGCATGACCGCTGCAACAACATTAAATTGCGCCGCGTCCATCGCTTTAAACGCCGTCACTTGCTCGTCGGTAAACGTGCGACCAGTATCAGCGGCTAACTTTTCGATAGCTGCTTGGCGGGTTGCCGCTTGAGATTCTGCCAGTGCGTTTTGTGCTGCCAGTGCTTCAGCTTTAGCATCTGCAATAGCTTGCTCATCTTTGACCTTATCGGCCTTTAGCGCGGCAATCTCTGCCTGTGCTTTTTCAAGTTCGTTCAAGTCGTACTCCTCGGGGTTATTGTTGCTCTGTTTGGTGCTGCTTGACGCTGCCACGCTATCCGCAATCGCATCAATTAGACCTAGTTCTTTTGCTTTGACGGCGGTAAAACAATCGCCTTCCCAATTTTTAACTGTCTTAGCATCAACGTTACGCTGTGCTGCCACATGATTAAAAAAGACACTTGCTGACTCATCGACGCCTTCTTGTAAGCGCGTCTTTTCATCGTCTGTTAATGGCATAAACGAATTAAAAGCAGCTTTCCATTTACCGCTACGGAATAATGAAACCTTTTCACCGTAGCGTTCAAGCCATCCACTTTCCTCGGTATGCACTACATAAACACCGATGCTGCCAATACCTGATTGTTTGGACGCTGTAACCTTGCTTGTGCTTGCACCTAGCCAATAAGCGGCTGAATACATATCACCACTGACAAACGTTTCAATCGGTTTGGCGGACTGGTAAATGCTCTCAGTGATACCATCAAGCCCAGCAACATAACCACCGCCGCTATCGATATCCAAGACAATACTGGTCACCGTGTAATCATCATTAGCTTGCTGAATGTAGTCCGCTAAGTTTGCATAGCCTGTCACACCCCATGAGCGATAATCGCTCGACGTTTCAGGTACTAGCAGACCGCGCACATCAATAGTCGCTACGCCATTCTCGACTGTGTAAGCAGGTTCGCTATCATCATCGCTGTATCGCGCTAAAGACTTGAAGTCGATAGACGCAAGCTGTTGCTCAAGCCCTGTGCAGCTCATGAGCGCATGACTGTCAATATCGCGCTTAATCTTTGCTTGTAAGTTCATAGTTTTACCTTTATGTAGGCATTAAAAAACCGCCCTTATCGGCGGTCTTGTTTTTGTTTCTTGCGTTTGGTGTAGATGGTAAATGCTATATCAGCTATCAGCGCGATCACCTCTAGTATTCGTTTGCGCTTATTCATGACCCTTGCTCCTCAATCAGCTCTTTAGCTTCGTCAATCAATGTCGCAAGCTCAGGTATCGGCTGTGCCAACATCACGGTAATAGCTGCCTCAATCCGTTGCCTTGCTTCCAATATCGCACCTGACTGCTTGTAGTACGTGATAGCAAGTTCGGCTATTTTGTCATTGACCAGCTTATTCATATTGCCCGTGTACTGAGCAGGCGTACCACCAATCCAACCTTCATCGTTTGGTACGTTTGGCAAATCATCATCGACGGTTATACCTTTTGATTCAGCTTGTGACTTGGTGAGAGAGCGCATGATACAGCGGCAACGATAGCCATCAGGCGCGTAATGCTTCTGCCAAAACGGGTCATCAATATGCCTAACTACACCTGACAAAGCTTTGTGCGCTGGGCGCTGTCTAATATCGTATGTCGTGTTATGCATGAAAAAAAAACATTAATATTTATTAAAATGCTGATGATACAATCAAAAAA